CAAGGTCAGATCGGCAAAGCGGGCCTCGATCGATCCGGTGAGGGCGGCCATGGACGGGTCGAGCCCTTCGAGAAGCCCGTCGTTGCGGATCGTCTCGATCCGGTCGAGGTTGTTGGCACAGGACACCTGCGCCGAGACGATGTTGCCCAGCGCCGCCCCGTTGCGCGTGATCGACCCCTGAAAGTTGCCAAACCTCTGCAAGGGCAGGGTGGCGTCCGTCAGCACTCCGGCGGCCGTTGTGGCCGCAACGGTCTCGCCCCGGCCGATCAGGCCCACCGTGGCCGTGAGCAGCCCTGAGCGCTGCGATTGCCACTGGATGCGATCGGCGACGAGGCCGGAATACATGGCAAACCGCGGCACATCGGGCATCTGCGTCTCGATCGCCATGCTGGGTAGCGTGAAACCGCGCGACTGGAAGGTATGGGTCCGGGGAGTCGTGCCCGTCGTCGTAGGCTGGCCGAAGATCGCCTTCAGCCAAAACCCGAGGTTCTCGGCATCCATCGGAATGACGACATCGCCATCGACGTTCACCGCATCACGGATCGGCGCCTGCGGGTCGCGGCCGTAGCCCAGAAGTTCGGGCGACAGGAGCCCCTGTTCGGAGCCGAGCGTCGTCGTCGCAAAGGGCATCCGGCGATAGCCGCTGGCGGGCGGCGTGCCGTAAACGGATTCGAAGGCGAACGCGACTTGCGTCCGCGCGCCGGGCTGGCGGGCCATGGGTCAGTCCTTTCGGGGGTTGGTCAGAGAAGCGGGTCGGTCGTGGCGTAGGCGAGGATCACCGGGATCACCGCCGCCTTCAGACCCTCGTTGCCGTCGATCGCCAGCAGCACCGGTTCCGGTGCTTCAGGCGTGATGTAGTCGCAGAGGCCGCCCAGCGTCCGATCTGCGGCCAGCGCCGTGCCGATCGCCAGGCGCAGAGCGTCGAAGGCGGTATCACGGGCGGCGGGATTCCCGTCGACCACCACTTCGATCTCAGCCCGGTGTTCGTAGTAGTAGCCCGGCGGCGACAGCCAGACCTCGGGCGGCCCCGGATCGCCATCGCGCAGGATCACCACCCCGGCGGCAGGCACCTTTTCCGGCAGGATCGCGTTGCGCAGCACCTTGGCCCCCGGCGGCATCGCGCCGGACAACAGGGTATGGAGCGACGCGAGCAGGCGCTCAGCCGTGGATTGGGAGGGCATGGGTTGAGGTTTCCGATCAGTCTCTTGGGCCAGAGGGACTTGCGCATTGCTCTGTCTTGTCGCTTGGACAACTCAGCGCTTGGCGGCTAGGTTCGCACGAGATGGTTCAACTGCTTGTATGGGATAGCGAATGCACGTTTTCGATCTGCCTCCGGCCATTGCCGACTTGGTTGCCGCCCGAAACCGTGTCCGCGATTACTACAAAGACCTGCTCGCCCGCGGCGGCCACGAGGTCAGTCTCGAGTACACGCTGGACGGGAACCTTGTGGGCGATATCGGAGAGGCTTTGGCGGTCGAACTGTTCGGGATCAAGCTGGTGAGCAACAAGTCTCATCCAGGCATTGACGGTCGCAGCCCTTGCGGAAAGACGGTGCAGGTTAAAGCGACCGGCCGCGGTCTGGGGCCAGCATTTCGCCCGGTGGAAACCCGGGCAGATCATCTCTTGTTCTTCGATCTCGATTTCGACCGTTGCAAGGGCACCGTTTTCTACAACGGGCCTGAGCATCCGGTGATCGCGACGTTGCCCGCGTCGTGGGTCGGCCAGCGCCTGGTTTCCAGATCCCGGCTTGTTGCATTGAACCAGGCGCTTAGCGACGAAGACCGATTGCCGGTGATTGGGCTTCAGATGCCAGATTAGGGTTCGTCGCGGCGCGGTGAGGCAATCCTCACATCGGTCTTGCCGAAATCGTCCCCGACGAAAAGAAGAGGGCAGTTTCGTTCAGCCGCCAGCCCATAGGCAAAGCAATCTCCGAAGTTCAGCCCAGCTGGATGGATGCCTTTTCCCCAAGTTCGATAGGCGGCCGCTACGGCATCGGCCCCTGACTGTGTCACGGTGACAACTTCAATTCCCAGCCCTTCGATCAGCTGCTGCATTTCGGCGCCAACCGAGCGGCGGTCGGCCACGATCATGGCCTCAGCGAGCGTTCCCGCCGAAATGCACAGGGCCTCCGCTTCATCGAGGACCTGCATCGCGATGTTTGCGTCGGGCTCGCCCAGAAGGATTGCCATCAAGGCCGAGGTATCAACGGCGATCACTTCGGCAGGCCATCGTCATCATAGAGAAAATCCTGGCTGCGGGCAGCACTCGCCCCGGCCGTGATCTTTGCCATGGCACTGCGCTGTGCGGCTTCCATGACCGCCCGGCGCCGATCGCGCGTCACCGCAGGGACGACAGGAACCAGCCTGACGGCAGCTTTGCCATGCCGTGTCAGCACAACCTCATCTCCCGCCTCGGCGCGGCGCACGAGTTCGGTCAGATGGCCTTTGGCCTCGGTGATGGAAATCTGCATGGCGGCCTCCCGTGATGGGAGTAATATGGACTATCGTATGGTCCAAATCAAGCCGTCACCCCTTCCACGCCCCCAAGATCGCCCCCGGCAGTCGGACCGTTGCTTCTCGCGCCAACCCATCAAGGTCCAGCTTCTTTGGCATCTTCACCTGCCTGACGAGCAGGAACACCGGCACCGTCAGCGCACCGGTCAGGATGCCATCCCGCCTCCGACCGCCGCCCTTTGCCGCGGCCAGCCCCTGGCTGTTCGGCCGCGCATCATCGGCCACCAGCAGGCTTGGCCCGTTGCGCCGATAGACGAAGCGCAGGCGCATGCCGGTGCGCTGTTCCCAGCGCCAGGGCGTTGTGCGCTGGCGTCCGAGGCCGGAGACGCCTGCGGCGGGCAAGGGGATGGCAAGCCAGAGGCTGTCCTTGCCGCGGATCAGCACGCCGCTGTCGAAGGCGTGCAGGATGTCTGGGGCCTTGATCCAGACGAGGCTGGCCGCGCGCAGGCTGGTGCCCGATCGCGGGAAGTCGGCCTGCCTGACTGAATTGGCAAGGCGGGTGCCAAGCCCAGCGCCGCGAACCTGCCCCCGCCAGTCTTCACGCAGACCCCGCCCGGCGGCAAGAATGCCGCGGGTGACGGCTGCTTCGGCCTCTTGCAGGATCTCGGTCGCGATCGCGTTCAGATCGCCGTCGATGCTTGCGCCGATCTTCATACCTCCCGCGCCTCTGCCTTCCAGACGTGGCGCAGAGCGTCGCGGAGGGGTTCGCCCCGGACCTCGTAGATCACGCCGCCGATCTCGAACGTGTCGCCCGGGGCAAGGGCGCCCAGCGCGGCACACTCAACATCGATCATCACGCTGTCGGTGACTAACCGTCCTTCGCCAAAGCCGGTCACCGCATCCGGCCGCCGCAGCATGACGCGGACGGCGACCGGCACGCCAGCCCCGCCCGATGGCCAGAGCGCATCCTGCGCGAGGTTCGGATCGCGGAAGAGGGCGGCCGTGGCGTTGGCGAAGGCCGACATTTCAGGTCGCGCCCCCGTTCAGGCGCACGATCCCCGTCGTGTCGCCCGCGCCGCCCGCGACCGCCTGCGTGGCGATTCCGATTCGGGTATTGCCGGTCAGTACGTTGGTGGTCCGGCTAGCCGCCGCGTCCCAATAGATCGTCTGGCCGACCGTCCAGGCCTGCGAGGGGGCCTTCGGCAGCGAGAACACGCCCACCAGCCGGATGACGGCCGTTTCGCCGATCGCTGCCGCACCTTCGGCCACGCCGAAGATGCTGCCGACCAGCACCCCCTGGCCGGATGCGATCACGGCCGCGGCGGTGATGTTGATGGTTTAGCCATTGGCGATGAAGTTTTTCATCGGGGTTCTCCTTCAAAGGTGGGGGTCAGACGCCCGCGTTGCGGAAGAGGCCGCGCCAGTCGATGGCCTTGGCGGCAAAGTCGTGGCGGGCCTTGATCTCGATCCCGTCCACCTCGAAGCCGGAACGGGTCTCGGTGTAGACACCCTGCTGGCCTTCGAGATAGGCGAACTCGATCGTGTCGATCCGCGAGGGATCGGCGGCAAGGAACCAGGGGTCGGGTCCGGCGGCGGGGATCAGGCGGGCCTCTTCGATCGGTTCCAGGCGGTTGGCGAAGGCGTTGACCCCGGCCACAGCATTCGGGGTGGTGGCGATGACGTTCTTGCGCGCCTCGACCGACCGGACGCCCGGCGGGGTTATGATGTAGCGCGGCAGAACGCTGATCTGGCGGCCCTCAAGGCCCCGCTGGTTGCCGAAGAGACGATAGGCCTCGGCGAGGGTGGTTTCCGAAATCGTGCCCGCCGTGCCGAGGTTGGCATGGGAGGCGTGGAAGAGTGGGTTGCCGTCGGCCATGTTGGGGTTGGTCGAGAAGATCGAATAGACGAGGTCGCTTTCGAGATCGGCCGCGGCAGCGCCAAAGGCCGAAGGGATGCGGGTGAAGGCGTCGAGGTCGTCGTTGATCAGGGTCTGGCGGGAGATGCCGACGATCCGGCCATAGGTCACCAGTGCATAGACCTCGCGGCTTTCGCCGATGGTGCCGTAGGTGAACTCGCCCGATTCCGGCACGCGCAAGAGGTCCGGCGCGCCGCCCAGCTGGTTGCGGGCGACCGGCTTGAAGTCGGTGATGACCGCCTGCCGCGCCCAGGCGGTGAAGGTGCGGGGCGTCGTGTCATAGGCCGCGCGCAGGGTTTTGTTGGCGACATTCGCGAGGATCAAAGGAAAGTCGCTGGTAGAATGCAGGCCCGAACGGCCGATCAGGGCCTCGGTGGCGAGTTCCATCTTCGACATGCCGCGCGTGGCGATGCCGCGCCGGTCAAGCGCGTGGCGGGCCAGTTCGAGGAGGGTCAGGCCGCGGAACTCGCGGGCGCGGTCGGTCAACTGGGCCCGGCCGGGGTTGTGACGGTGCAGAAGGGCCTCGGACATGGCGTCACGATAGGCGGCGTCGGCCGCCCCGGTGCCGCGAGCTGTGGCGGCCACAGGCTCCGATCCCCGGGTGGCGGAGGCATCAGCCTCGGCAAGCTTGTCGAGGATCGCGGCCCGGGCGGCGTCGAGCGAGAGGCCGCGGCGGATCAGATCAGCGGCAAAGCCTGCGCCCAGCGCATGGCGTTCGCAGAGCGCCAGCATTTCAGCCGCGGAACGGTTTGCCTCGGTGCGGATCGCGTCGGGGGAGGGCTCGGCTAGAGGGGTGACGGGTGCGGTGCGGGTTTCCGCAGCCGCTTCGGTTTCAGGCGTTTGGGTCTCGGGCATGGTCGTCCTCGTCTGGTTCGGGGAAAGGGCGGGCGTATCGGCACGGGTGAGGAGGCAGGGGGTGAGGGTTTCGGGGCGGGGATCGACGCCGCGGATATGCGCGCCGGGATCGGCGGGCATGGCGACGGCGGAGATTTCCATCGGCTCCCAGTCGACCGCCCGCCACAGCTCGCGCTGGCCCTGGGCCTTGGTGATGTCGTAGCGGTGGACCCGGTATCCGACGGAGACGGCCGAGACCGTGCCATCCATGATCCGCTGCACGATCGGGGCGGCATCGGGCGCCGAGGTGAGCCGGACCCGCGCAAAGCCCTGGCCACCTTCGATCCGCGCCGTGCCGGGAAGAACCGCGCCTACGACGGACTCGAGGCCCCAAGATCGGTGGGAGTCGAGGAACGGCGCGCCTGCGTTCAGGCGGTCCATCCGCACAGCGCCCGGCGTGACGACCGGCTCCTCGTCGTATTCAACGACATCATCCCAGCCCTCATAACGCCGCCGCTGCACCGTGGCGCCGGTGGTCCAGATTACATCGATGGTCATGTCGTCGCCCTCGCCGCGGACAAGCCTCAGCGCGGCCTCCCGTGTGATCAACGGGAGGTTTCGAGTCTCATTGGGCATTGGGGGTTACCTTTCGTCGGGGGGCGGGCTGCCGCCTGTGTCCACGGCTTGCGCGAGACCGGCGCGGCTGACGCGGCGGGGATCGGCATCGAAGATCAGGCCCAGCTGATCGAAGAGGGCGGCGTATTTCTGCCATTCCTCGACGACCTCGCGCGGATCGTAACCGCGACGGGCGATCTGCTGGGCAGGGGTGGAGAACCCGGCGCGAACCTCCATCAGATCGGCGGTCACGTCCTGCAGCGGGTTCACGCTTTCGAACCGGGGCGGCGCCCATTCGACGGCGATCTCGGGCTGGGGCAGGGCACCGGCCGTCCAGGCAGCTTCCATCACCCAATCCCAGAGGCGCTGGCAGAACATCGGGATCACGACCTGCCACTGGACTGCCTCCACCATCCGACGGAATTCGTGCAGGCCGACCCGGGAGGAGGCAAAGTTCACCTGACTGAGATCGCCAGTCATCAACTCGTAAGGCACCCGGAACCCGGCCGAGATGATGTGCTGCTGCACCCGGTTCCATTCATAGATGCCCGAGGTCGAGGCGGGCGTGTTGAATTTAATGTCTTTGCCGTTCCGGACATAGCCGATCAGGCCGGGCTCGAACTGTTCGATGCGGTTGCCGTCGGCATCCTGCACCACCGGCGCCATCGACTGCTGATCCTCATCGGCGCCAAAGACGAAGCCCACCATCGAGGCCTCAATCTTCTTGCGCACGAGTTCCGCCGTCTGCCAATCGCCCATCTCGTGCAAGGCGCGCATCGCAGGCACGCCCCAGGGCACGCCGCGGTTCTGCACCCGCTGGCGTTCGAAGAGATGCGCCACACCTTCCGCGCCAACCCGCACAGACTCGAACCGGCGCCCGAAGACGGGCATCGCATCGCCGGGATGGTCGGGGAACATCCAGTAACCCCGGCGGCGGCCCAGCGCGTCGTATTCGATCCCCTGGACGATCCTGCCGCCATCGGGCCGGTTGTCGAACTTTGCGCCATCGAGGTGATCCGCCTCATTGAGCTGGATCTGCACCGGTGCTGCCAGGCGATCGCTGGCCCGGCGGCGACGGCGCAGGGCGAACACTTCGCCGCCTTCGATCATTTCGCGCACGGACAGGGCGGTCAGGCCATGGAAGTCGGTATGCCCGTCCGCATCGGCCCGCGGCGCCCAGCGCTTCCAGAGGTCATCGGCGATCTTGTTCAGCGCCGGATCGGCCGCAGTCGCCCGCGGTCGAATGCCGGTGCCGACGATGTTCGACACCAGCACCTGCACGGCTTTGGCCGCGAGCGGATCATTGCGGACGAGATCGCGCATCCGGTCGCGCAGGGCGCCGCCTGCTACGGCGATTTCCGCGTCGGCCGCTGTCGATCCAGCGCGCCAGCCATCGGTGCCACGCCCGCGGGCGGCGGCGTCATAACCCCGCCGCAGGTTGGCGATTGCCACCCGGGCGGCATAGCGCCGGGCGGCCGTCCGGGGCGCGACGGTGGCCACGATCCGATCGATCACTCCCCAGGGGACATCAGGCGGGGAGGGTTTCATGTGCGTCCCCGGCTGAAGCTGGCCTTGCCCGCGACAGGGCGGGAATTGCCCGCGCCAGACGCCATCTGGCCTTCGATGAAGCGGATGCGGGCGAGGAGATCGGCGGCATTGCCATAGGTCAGCCGCCGCCCGTCGTATTCCACCACCAGCGCCCCGGCAGCATAGGCGCGGTGCAGCGCATCGAGTTCGGCTTGCGAGAAGGACATCAGAGCCATTTTCCACGTCGGGGCCCGAGCCAGCCTGTTGGCCGCTTCGGGGCAGATTGCGGTTGCGGCCTGTCGGGTTGACCGGCCGGGGTGGTGGCAGGCCTTGCAGGCCCGATCTGTTCTTCCAGCGCTTCCCAGCGGGCGTTGTCCCAGCGATCGATCCCCATCAGCCAGGCGGCGGCGCGGGCATAGACCCGGCAGTCGAGGGCCTCATTCCGCTCCCGGGTCTGTTCCCATTCCAGTTTCTGGTAGCCTGTGCGGGTTTTGCGGGTGACCAGCTGCTCCGAGGTCAGCTGCTTGACCCATTCAGCTGTGGTGCCCTTCGGGATGTGGACAAAGCCCGCAGGCCAGTCGGCGCCTGCCGCTCGTTCCTCGTCCGTCGGCGCAGCGAGGCGCAGGAAGCGGTAGGTCTCTGCCTTGAACACCGCTCCTGCGACCTTCCACAGCCGGACACCGCGGCGGAGTTTGCGGCCGCCCTCGGTGGTTTCGACATAGGTGGGGCCATCGACCGGCGTCGATCGGTCGAACCCGGCCACGCCCTTGATCGCGATCACCTGCCCGTGGCCCGCCTGACGAACCCAGGCATAAACGGCATCCGTCGTGGCCCCATCGCCGGAGTCGATCGCCACCCGCGCCAGCGCCATCCGGGCACCCGAGGCGTGTTCCCAAGTCATCCCGAGGAACTCGTTCAGATCGGTCCAGACCTCGGCCCGGGCTGTATCGCCTTCGAGGACAACGTGATCGACAAGCCACGAGCGCAGGTTTCGCCCCCAGCCCCAGACGTCGATCTCGATCCGGTCGCGCTGGACGTCGATCCCGGCGGTCAGGATCAGCACTCCGGCAGGCGCCCGGCCCAACTGCCAGTCCTCGCGCCGCTCATAAAGCCGCTGCCAGTCCGGCGCCTCGCCGCGTTCCGCCCAGGTTTCGCCGAGGACGGTGTTCTTCACGGTTTTCAGGGCAGAGTCATTGCCCTGCGCCTGGTCCCAGCGCCTGGCGATTTCCTCCCAGGATAACCACCCGAGCGGCGAATAGAGCCCCGAGATGTGGAACCCGATCACGCCCGCTGTTTCGGCCGAGGCTTGCACGTCCGGCGCAGCCGTCGGCAGCCAATCTGCCCCGTTTTCCTCGTCCATCATCCACGTCTTGTGCCGCTCGACGATCGGCACTTCGCAGTGTTCGCAGAGATAGGCGGCGGTCTCCGGCCGCCCCTTTTCCCAGCGGAGGCGTTCGAACTTCAGCCATTGCAGCCCGCCGCAATGCGGGCAGGGGACGTGATAGCGCCGCTGGTCGGTCAATTCGAACTCCCGCTCGATCCGGCTGAGGCCCTTGATCGTGGGCGTGGAGGCCAGGAAGATTTTCTTGCGGTGGCCGAAGCTGTCGGTGCGGGCCTCGGCCAGCGCCACCGGATCGCCCTCGCCCTCAAGGTCGCCGGGATAGGCGTCGACCTCGTCCAGGAAGAGCCAGCGTGCGGGCATCGAACGCAGGCCCACGGCCGAGTTCGCGCCGGTCAGCACCGGCTGGCCGCCAGGGAAGCGCTTCGCCAGCACCGTGTTTCCGGCGTCGCGCGAGCGGGCGGGCAGAACCAGCGCCCGCAGATCGGGGCTTTCCTCGATCAGGGGTTCGATCCGCTGCTGGCTCAGGCGCTTGGCCAGGTCGGTCGTCGGCTGCACCGCCAGGATCGGGCCCGGGGCGCGGTGGATGCAGAAGCCGATCCAGTTATTCCCGGCCTCTGTGGCGCCAACTTGGGCGGATTTCATGAACACCACC